TATTAAGGCTGGCTCTGGTGAGAAGATGAATAAGGTTGGGTCTAAGGCCGCGCCTACTGCTGCCGACTTCAAACAAGCCGCAAAGACTGCAAAGAAACCCAAAAAGGCTAAGTAGATGAAAACTCCTGCTTGGCAACGATCCGAGGGTAAAAACCCCAAAGGTGGGTTGAATGCCAAGGGGAGAGCATCCTATAATGCCTCTACTGGTGGCGATCTTAAAGCGCCAGTAAAGTCTGGTGATAACCCTCGACGGGCCTCCTTTTTAGCACGGATGGGCAATATGCCTGGCCCCGAGTACAAGGATGGAGAGCCTACAAGACTCCTGCTTTCTCTCAAAGCCTGGGGCGCTTCATCTAAAGAAGATGCTAAAGCGAAAGCTAAAGCGATCTCCGCGAGGAATAAAAAATGACCTATATTGAGTTAATCAATGATGTTTTGATTCGGTTGCGTGAAACTACCGTATCTACCAATAATCAAACTAGCTATTCAACTTTAATCGGAAAGTTTGTCAATGATGCAAAACGTCAGGTTGAGGATGCCTTTAGTTGGAATGTACTAGGAACAACGTCAACGATTACAACGGCAGCAAATACCTATAGTTATAGTCTTACTGGTGCTGGTCAGAAGTTCCAAGTAATGGATGCTATCAACACTACGTCAAACGTAGGAATGCAAAACATCAGTTTTGTGCAGATGAATAGGTTCCAAAACCTTGTACCAGTAGCAACTGGAATTCCAGAATACTACGCATTTGATGGCGTTGATAGTAATGGAGATACTAAAGTAAGCCTATATTCTCGGCCTGATGGCGTTTACACAATCTTATTTTCATTGACTGTACCGCAGGCAACATTGTCATCTGACAATACATCAATCAAGGTTCCTGACTTTTTAGTGGCGCAAAACGCATACGCTAGGGCTTTAGTAGAACGTGGTGAGGACAGTGGATTGTCATCATCTGAGGCATATCAACTCTACAAATCAATGCTTTCTGATTACATTGCATTGGAGGGTACTCGATACCCAGAAAATCAGGAGTTTGTTGCGATATGAGCCAAGCATTGCAAACTGCAAGCGTTTCAGCACCAGGTTTCTATGGGCTGAATACGCAGGACTCTCCGCTGGATTTAGCCAGCGGGTTTGCTTTGATCGCCACGAATTGCGTTATTGACCAGTACGGGCGAGTTGGTGCTAGAAATGGATGGTCAAAAGTTAACGCATCATCAGCAAATCTTGGTGCTAATGATGTTGGTGTTATCCATGAGTTAGTACAAAGTGATGGATCAATTACTGTTTTATTCTCAGGTAACAATAAACTTTTCAAGTTAAGCAGCACTAATACGGTTGTAGAGTTAACCTATGGTGGTGGAGGAACTGCGCCGACAATTACGGCTAATAACTGGTCATGCGCTTCCCTTAACTCAATCACCTACTTCTTTCAAACTGGTCACGATCCATTGATCTACGAGCCTGCGGTAAGCACAACGACATACAGGCGCGTCAGTGAGAAAACTGGTTATGTTGCTACCGTACCTACTGGCGACATTGTTATTTCAGCATTCGGTCGTTTATGGGTTGCCAATACTGCGTCCGTAAAAAGTACGATCTATTTTTCAGATTTGCTTTCTGGTCATGTATGGTCAACTGGAACAGCCGGTTCTCTTAACGTGAATCAAGTTTGGCCTAGTGGTGCAGATGAGATTACTGGACTTGGATCGCATAATGGTCAACTCATAATCTTTGGCAAACGTCAAATATTAGTTTATACAGGGGCAACAACACCATCAACAATGTCATTAAATGACTCTATTGGTGGCATTGGATGCATTGCAAGAGATACGATCCAGAGCACTGGTAAGGACATTCTGTTCCTGTCTAACTCTGGTGTTAGATCGTTTGCTAGGACAATCATTGAAAAGTCAGCGCCACTTGGTGATCTGTCAAAAAATGTCCGCAATGATTTAGTTTCATCAGTTGCAAGCGAAACTCCCAGCAACATCAAATCAACGTATTCAGAAAAAGGAGCATTCTATTTGCTTACTTTGCCTGCTACTAAACAAGTGTATTGCTTTGACACTAGATTGCAGTTGCAGGATGGATCGTTTAGGGTAACTGTTTGGGATTCGATTGAGCCTACAGCATTGCTTTATCGGCGTAATGGTGATTTATTAATAGGCAAAAATGGTTACATAGGTAAATATGAAGGTTACCAGGACAATACATCATCCTATAGGTTGATGTACTACACAAACTATTCTGACCTTGGTACTGCTAATGCATTATCAGTCTTAAAAAAATTAAAGATTATTATGATTGGAGGCACTAATCAATACGTCACTATGAAATGGGCGTTTGACTTTAGTGCTAACTATTTATCTAACAATACTTACATCCCAGCGCAAGGAATTAGCGAGTATGGAACTGCTGAGTATGGTGAAAATGCAACCGTTGTTGCTCAATATGCTTACGGTGTTAGTTTACAAACTTTAATTACGCAAGCAAGTGGGTCAGGTAAAATTGTTCAAACTGGTTATGAATCAACGATAAATGGTTCTCAATTGTCAATTCAGCGTATAGAAATCCAATTCAAGGATGGGAAAACAACATGACAGATTACACCCAAAGCACTAACTTTGCCACTAAGGATGCGCTTACATCTGGTAATCCTTTGAAGATTGTCAAAGGTACTGAGATAAATACCGAGTTTGCCAATATATCTGTTGCAATTGCAACCAAGGCTAATTTAATAAGCCCTACTTTTACTGGTGCTCCAATACTACCACTTGATACTGTTGGGTATACGCAATCTACTGATAATAATAGTACAGCATTAGCAACTACTGCTTTTGTGAAAGCAGTTATGCAAATACTATACCCAATTGGGTCTGTATACACAAATGCTAGTGTTTCAACCAATCCTGGTACTTTATTTGGTTTTGGTACATGGGTTGCGTTTGCTGCTGGTAGGGTAATGATTGGAGCTGGTAGTGGTTACTCTATTGGCACTACTGGCGGTTCTGCTGATGCAATAAATGTAAGTCATACCCATAGTGCTACTTCAACTGATTCTGGTCATAGTCACTACGAACTACACTCAGGCGGCATACCTGGTACGGGTAATGGTATTTCTAGTGCTAACAATACAGGAACATTTACAACGAGTGTTGTTCCAACTGGCCCAGGTAATGCAAGTATTACAACAACAATCTCATCAGCAGGCTCAGATGGGACTAATGCAAACCTTCAACCATACATTGTTGTTCAAATATGGATGCGTACAGCATGATTGTTCATCACTTTAGCGATGGTTTGTACGCAAAGGAAACTTTAATTCCTTCTGGTCAGATGTTGATGCAGCATAAGCATGAGTATTCGCACTTTGGAATTCTTGCTAAAGGAAAAGTTGTTTTTGTGAAGGATGGTGACACTCAAATTATTGATGCGCCTGCCTGTTTGAATATTGTTGCTAACGAGAATCATGGCATTAAAGCCATGACCGATGTTGTTTGGTATTGCATTCATCATACTGACGAGAAAGACCCGTCAAAGATAGATGATGTTTTGATTAAAGGGGATTAAGATGCCTTTCATTATTGCTGGGGCTGGTTTACTTGGCGGGTATCTGCAAGGACAATCAGCTAAAAGTGCTGCACAAACACAGGCTGAAGCACAAGCGCGAGCAGGACAATTAGCGGCTGAAGAAGCCCGTTTTCGTCCTGTTGGCGTAACTACTAGGTTTGGTTCTTCACAGTTCACTACAGGCCCAGATGGGCGTGTTAGCGGCGGTGGTTACACCTTATCGCCAGAGATGCGAGCCTATCAAGATCGATTACTTGGTTTGGCAGGACAAGGGTTGACACAAGCAGAGGGCGCACAAGCGCAGTTTGCGCCACTACAGCAAGCAGGCCAAGGTTTATTTGGGTTAGGTCAGCAATACCTGGCTCAATCACCACAAGAGGCCGCGCAAAAGTACATGGCATCCCAGCAAGAATTGCTTGCTCCGAGTCGGGAACGCCAAATGGCCCAATTGCAGAATACTTTGTTCCAGCAAGGCCGTGGCGGTTTAAGTGTTGGTGCAACTGGTGCGCGTCCTAGCGGTGCGGCTGGACTTGGTGCTACCACTCCAGAGATGGAGGCGTACTACAACGCGATGGCGCAACAAGATGCTGCATTGGCAGCGCAGGCAGATCAAGCAGGACAGCAACGGGCAACCTTTGGGGCTGGTTTACTTGGCACTGGTGGTAATTTGATTGCTCAAGGCTATCAAGGCCAGGTAAGTGCAATGTCACCGTACCAAGCGTACCTTAGTGGTGCTACGGGGCTGGAGTCACTAGGTCAGCAGCCGTTTGATATGGGCAT